TCATGGGTCTAACGCTTAACGACACTAACAACCAAGCAACGGTTGGCGTGTTTGGCATGTCTCGCGCCGGCAAGACAAATGCTCGGCCATTCGGAGCAAACTTTGTTGTCTCTAATTTTAGGGAAAGCAAAGGAATTAATGACGCTAACGGAGTAAGGATACCGGGCGTCCATTTTCAAGGCGTCGGCATTGAGATTGATTGCGGATGGAGCCAGCCCGCCGGAAGTCCGACCGGCGGATCCAATATGCTCGGCCTTTGGATACCTGCGGAGTTCTACGGAGGACGCCCTGACGGCGACGCCGCTGCAATTAAAATTGGGCTTTACTCTGACGGCCCAAGCGACAGCCGATGGAAACATGTAATCCTTAGCGACCATGGCGGCGCAGATCTGTTCGCACAAATTGGCATGCAAAAAGGACCCAAGGTAGCCGGGCCATCGGAAAGCCAAGGCTTCTTTCTCATCTCATCGCGCGGCGGTCAGGCCGTCCCAGGTCAGGCTGATACGAACCAATACAAATTCTCGCGCATTTTTCAGTCGCCTGATGGCGATATCGTTTTCAAGCCAAATACCGGCTTCGGCTCAATAATTGTTGGCAATGAGAACCTAACGCAGCAGTCATCCATGTCGGCGACTGCGGTTGTCGCGCCATCTGGTACGTTCGGCACCCTAAGTGTCCCCGGCAACGGTACAATAAGCGGCACAATGACCTCGGGCTCGGTGGCGACCGGCGCGATTAATTCATCCTCTTTCAACACGACCGGCAATGCGGGTGTTGGCGGCAACATTACGGTTGGTGGCGGCTTCACATCAGCGTTTGCCGCAACCGGAAACTTGACAGTCAACGGAACGATATACCTTGGGTCATTTCCAGTTTTAAGCACACCGAACGGACAGCCCGTTCCCAACAACCACCGCACCCTTTACATTCAGCCTAGCTAGAGGCTCAGATGGATAAGTTTTACGTCATCGATGAAGCAATGAGAAACGCTTTGATCGAATACCTGTCGACAAAGCCCTATCGAGAGGTTGCACAGGTCATTCCTATGCTTGCAGGAGCAGCGACCTTTAAACCAGCCGACCAGCAGGCCGAGCCCAAACAAAAGGAAAAAGGCAATGAATAACGAGACGGATACGGGCGACGCTCAATTCGATGCGATGATGGAGCAGGAGGCCGCGCGCCCCGATCTCGCTCCGCCGCCGCCCGAGCCCGATGAGGGCGACCTGACGCCGGGCGACATGCTTGCGGCGACCGTCGAGGCCGCCAAGGCTGACGCCGCGGTCGACCCGGCACCGCCCGCGCCCCCGGCCCCGGCTCGCGTCGAGTTCACGGCTGAAGACTACCTCAAGACCCGCGAACGCGCCGAGGCGCTGGAGAAGCGGCTTGCCGAGATCGAAAAACAGGGCGCGGCGGCCAAAGATCAAGCGGCCGAGAAAGCCGGCCTGTTCGAGGATCCTGAGGGGTGGGAGGCTCAACAGCAGGCGCGGATTGACGCCAAGGTCGCCGAGGCCGTTGCGGGGCTCCGCACGCAGGCCCTCGACCACGATCTGCAGATGACCCGCGCCCGCATGGATCCCGCGAAATACGAGGCTATGGACAAGGCCGTAAGCGAGCGTGCCGCGGCCGATCCACAGTTCGCCGCGCAACTGCGTGCGCTCTCCCCGTACGGGGCTGGCGCGGCGCTGGAAAAGTGGTATGACCAAAACGAAGCGATCCTGAACCCGACCGCTTACGAGGCTCGTTTGCGCGAAAAATGGCTGGTCGAACAGGCTGGCGGCGCCCCGAACGAACCCCCTGCCGGCCAAAAGCCCGCAACCGGCGCCAACGCTGCCGGAGAGAACGTTGTCAGGCTTCCGAAGTCCCTCTCGCGCCAGCCGTCTGGCCGGGCAGCGACCGCAGCGGACGACGGCGACGACAGCGAGGCAGCAATTTTCGCCGTGGGCGCGAACCCGCGCCGGGCGTAACAGGGGCAGACAATGGCCGTCACCACCACCAGTCCTAATAACGCAATCGTCAAGTTCCGGAAGGCATTCTGGCGTGAGTATCGTCGCGAGAACCTGTTCAGCCCGTATATGGGCGAGGACGTGACATCGATCATTCAGATCCTCTCGGAACTGAAAGAGGGCGGCGACCAGATCAACGTGCCGCTCGTCGGACGCCTGCGCGGCCCCGGCGTGTCGTCCGGGCCGCTCACCGGCAACGAAGAGAAGCTCGATAGCAACGGCGTTCGGTTCTGGCTCGATTGGGCGCGCAACGCCGTGCTCCTGTCGAAGAAGGAACTGCACAAGTCCTCGTTCGATCAGCTTGAGACCGTGCGCCCGTTGCTCATGGAGTGGGGCAAGCTGCTCCTGCGCGACGAGATCATTCTCGCCCTGCACGCGCTCCCGAGCGAAAGCCCGCCGATCAACCTCGGGTCCGAAAGCGTTTCGTCGTTCGGCACCTACTCGGCCGCCGGCCAGCGCATCAACGGCACGCCCTACCCGCAGGCGACGGCGGCTCAGAAGAACACGTGGCACACTGCCAACGCCGATCGCGTCCAGTACGGCAACGCGGTGGCGAACTACGTCGGCGGCTCGCACGCCGCGTCGCTCGCCAACGTCTCGGCTGGCACCGGCCGCCTCACCGCCGCCGGCTTGCTGCTCATGAAGCGCCGCGCCCGCAAGGCCGATCCGGCGATCAAGCCGTACATGGTCAAAAAGGGCGGCGCTCAGGAATACTTCGTCGTCTTCGCGGGCTCGAACGCTTTCCGCGACCTGTCGAACGATACGGTCATCATCTCGGCCAACACCAACGCCCGCGCTCGCGAGGGCAACGGCATGGACGACAACCCGCTGTTCCAGGACGGCGATCTGCTCTATCGCGGCATCATCATCCGCGAGATCCCTGAGCTTGAGACGTTCTGCACCGTCGTCGGCGCGGGCGCGGCCGGCATCAACGTGGCCCCGGTGTTCATGCTCGGCCAGAACGCCGTGGCGATCTGCTACGGCCAGCTTTGGAAGCCGACCGAGCGCAAGGAAGACGACTACGGGTTCCTTAAGGGCCGCGGCGTCGAGGCGGCTTACGGCCTCGGCAAGGTGTTCAAGCGGTTCCAGGACAACGCCGCGCTCCTGAAGGACTGGAGCGTTTATACCGCCTATTTCGCCTCGATTGACGATGCGTAAGCCGAACGGGGCGGCGTGATCCGCCCCGTTCGCACGTGGCTCCCGAAATCTGAAATTGAGGTTTGACCATGGCTCTCGAAAACAAGGCTCGACAGTTTCCGCTCAACGTCTGGCACGGTGCCAAGCACGTTATCGTGTTCGGCAACGCGGCCGGCGCTCGCGAGATCGTCTGCGTCCCGCGCGGCTCGTTCGTAAAAGCCGCCATCGTGGATGTGACCGAGGCGTTCAACGGAACGGGCGCGACGCTCGATATCGGTATCGCCGGCACTCCTGCTGGCCTCGCTGCGGCGGCGAACACCGCTATCGGCACGGCGGGCTATAAGGGTCCGGTGACTTCCGGCGCGCTCGCTGGCGACAAGTACATGGCGCAGGACACGGTGCTGCTCGCCACGTTCAGCCCCGGCACGGGTGGAACGACCGGCCGCGTCGCCATCTGCATCGAATTCTACCCGCAGCAGGACTGAACCCATGCCCAAGATCACGTGGCTCGATCCCGAGAATACCGGCTCCGCGACCTGGGGCGGCAAGACGTTCGCCCCGAATAAGGCGGTGGACGTGGATGATCCGGCCCTGCTGGCCTCTGCGTCCGCGTCGCCGAAGTTCTGGAAGGTCTCCGGTCTGACCGGCGACGACAAGGAGGCGGCCGAGGAAGCCGCCGCCGAGGCCAAGGCCGCCGCCGAGCGTGAGCAGGCAGCGATCCAGGCCGAAGACGAGGCCGACGAGGCCGCTGCGGAGGCCGAGCGCGAGGCGTCCGAAGCGATCACGAAGCCCGGCGCTCAGGAGGCCAAGCAGGCCGCTCAGACCGCCCCCCAGACCAAGAAACCCGGAGCACGCTGATGCCGACCGAAGCCGAGACCGAAGACGCCATCGTGAAGGCCGGCAAGGCTGCGCCGCGCCTCACGCCGGCCCTTATTGACGCCGCAATCAAGGGCGAAGCGTTCTACGTGTTTCCTGGTACCACGCTCACCGTCTGCGCCCTCACTCTGCGCAACGGCTTCATCGTGACCGGCGAAAGCGCCGCTGCCTCGCCCGAGAATTTTGACGAGGCCATCGGGCGTAGCATCGCTCGCGACAATGCTCGGCAGAAGATCTGGGCATTTGAGGGCTATCTTCTGCGCGAACGGCTGTCCGCCTGATGTCCCGAACCCTGGAAGACCTCGCCAATCGGGCGCTCTCGATCCTCAACGAAGTCGGCGCCGGCCAGCCTGGTGCCGCCGAGGATCTGGACGTGGCGCGGCGGGAGCTTCCGGGTGTTCTGGCGTCGCTGTTTGAGCGCGACGTGACCGCGTTCGAGGTGTTCGAGCCGGTGCCCGATGCGATGTTCACGCCCATCGCAATTTGCCTCGCGAATGCCATTGCGGACGATTTCGGCGCCGATGATGCGACCGTGAGCCGGATCGCGGCGCGCACCGAGGCCGCCGAGCGCGAATTGCGCTTGATGAAGCGAGGCCGCCCGACGTATCGTCCGCAGTGTTCGGAGTACTTTTGAGGGCGAACCGTTGAACGATCCCATCCGCCCCGAGGATTTTCGCCTGCTCTTGTCCCTGCTCGGCAAGGCGTTTTGTAAACCAGGACAGCGCGAGCGCGTCGAGAAATTCCTTACCGAACAGCAGGCCATTTCGGACGCCCTTGAGCAGCTTGAGCGTGACCTTCGTGCAACAATTTCTCCTGCTGGCAAATCCTGATGTCAGGAGCACGCGAGCCGATGAACCTGACCTATGATGAGCTTGACCGCATCGCGGACGCCCTGCGCGAGCATAAAGACGATGCATATTGGGGGTGCGACGAAAACCTAATTCGTCGCATCGAGGCTCGCATGGCTGAGATGAAACGAGCCGGTGCACTTGAAAAAATCAGCCGGCTCGACGCCTACTATTCGGGTCTGGATGGGGTCACGCGCATCTGATGGCCGGCATCGTATTCCCGCAATCCTCATCCCCCGGTGAGCGCCCCGGCGAAGGGCAAGGTCGCCTCGTGAACGCCATGTCCGTCGCGGACGGAACTGACGTGAAGATCGACAATGTGCCCGGCCTCGCCGCGGTGGCCGATCTCGGCCGATACGGGCCGCGCGGAATGCTTGTGGCCGGCGGCCTGCTCTACGTCGCCACCCGAGGCCGCCTGTCGGTCATGAACGGCAATCTGGCGCCCACGGTCCTGCTGCGCGGCCTTGCCGGCGAACAGCCTGTTTCGATGGCTCGCAACAACAAGGCTCCGAAGCCCGACAAGGTGATCGTGACCGAAAACGGCGCGTTCGTCGTCTCGGATGACGGCCTGTCCGTCGTGGATTATCCCGACGAGGACGTTGGCTTCCCGACCGACGTGGCTGAACTGAACGGTTACTTCCTGTTCGCCTACCAAGACGCCACGATCCGCGCGACGGGCGAGGCGCCGAACCCGCAGAATTCGCTCATCATCAATACGCTGTCCAAGACCATCGACCAGTCGCGCGGCGGCGGCATCCTGCGCGGCGTCGTGAAAGACGGCGTGTACGTGGCGTTCAAGGCCAACTCGATGTCGTTCTATCGCGACGTCGGGGCCTCGCCGTTCCCCCTGGCTCGCGCGACCGAGGCCGTGGACGTAGGGCTCTACGGCAAGTGGGCACTGGCCGGCAATGACGCAGGCTGGGACGGCCCGCTATTCTGGATCGCGCAGGACGGCTCCCTGCGGAAGCTCGCCGGATACCAGCCCGTGCGGATTTCGTGGCGCCCATTCGAGCTTGCCGTGTCGCGGACGGCCGACCGTGGCGCGATCCGCATGTGCGTGTACACGTTCGAGGGCAACTCGATCCTGTCGATTTCGGGGCCGGATTGGACGTGGGAATACAACGTGACCACGGAGCGGTGGCACGAGCGCGAGAGCTACGGCGCATCGCGGTGGCGGGCTGAGTTCTCGGTAAACGCGTTCAATCGGTGGCTGCTGGGCGATACGCTGTCCACGTCCCTGCTTGCCCTGTCGCCCTTGTCTCGGCAGGAGGCCGGCGATCCGCTCGTCTGGCGCGTCGAAGGAAAGATGGCGCAGTTCCCGCTCAACTCGGTCGTGCCGACGTTCCACCTGAATATCTCGACCGGCGAGGGGCGCGAGTTTGCCGCAAGCGAGCCGGGCCGGGCGCCGCAGGTCGGCGTCGCGTGGAGCTTGGATGACGGGCAGTCGTGGTCTGAGCCGCTTCTGCGCGACATCGGCCGGCAGGGGCATCGTGCGCTGTCCGTACGCGTGAACCCGCGCGTTCGGGCTCGGGAACAGGGGTTCCGCGTGCGGCTTGAGGTGTCGGACCCGGTGGATTTCCTGATGGGCGAGGCGATTGTGCCGGATTTGATCGGGAGGCGGGCGCGGTGATCCCCGCTGATTTCCCCCCGCCTCCCAAGCCGCCCCCGGCCAGCGTTCCCGTAACCGACGTGTCGTGGTACGACTACGCGGTAGACCTTCAAGCATACGTCGCGCGGCTCGTCGCGGCCCTCAAATAGGAGACCGCCGTGGGCATACTCGACGCGCTTACCGGGAACGCCAGCGCCAAGGCGACGAAAAACGCGACCGCCACCCTCGGCAACGCTGCGAACGCCGCCGCGACCGGCATCTACCAGGGCCGCGACCTGTCGAACGGCGTCCTCGAAAGCGCCATGGGCTCTATCGCTGACGGTGCCGGGCTGGCTCGCGGCGATCTCACGACGGGCGCGGCGAACGCGACCGGCCTGCTGAACGACGCGGGCGCGGTCTACAACCCGCTCGTAACGGGCGGCGGCGCGGCATACAGCCGGCTCCTCGACGCGACGGGCGCGAATGGCGCCGAGGGATCGGATAGGGCTAGCGCGGCGTTCCGGGCGGCGCCGGGTTACACGTACGCGCGGGATGAGGCGCTTGGGGCCGTGGCGCGGGCCGCTGGAGCGCGTGGCGATCTCGCGGGCGGAAATGCCACCACGGATCTGCTTAAGACCGCCACGGGGCTCGCCGACCAGGGCTGGCAGTCGTACATCGGGAACCTGTCTGGTCTCATGGGCGGGTACCAGACCGGGCTAGCCGGGCAGGCGGGCGCGCTCACAGGACAGGCTGGCGTGGCTGGGAACCTCGGCTCGGCGCTGGCTGGTGTCGATACGGGTGCCGCCGGGGCGCGGGCGGGTATTCAGGGCGCCATCGCCGGAAACAACTACAACGCCGGGACCGCTGTTGCCGGACAGGGAACGCAGATCGCGGGCTCGATTGCGGATACGCTGCAAAAGGGCGCGCAGGCGCAGAACCAAGCGTCCGCTAATTCGCTGGGGCTGATCTCGAACCTCGTCGGCGGCGTTTCCAATTTTGTCGGCGGCAATGGTATATCGAACCTCACGAAGCTTTTCGCGTAAGGGTCCAGCATGTCCAGCGGCGTCGCAGTCGATTTCTCGCCCCTCGCCCGCGCGGGAACGTCGCTCGCCGCCGGGCTTGAGGAGGGCCGGAAACAGACCCTCTTGCAGGCCCTTGGTGGGCAGGTTCAGGCCGGTGATTACGCGGGCGCGGCGAAAACGGCATTCGACGCTGGCGACTTGCAAACCGGGCTGTCGCTGGTGAAGCTCGGCGACGCGAAGGCGCAGACGGCGGATTTTCAGCGCCAGTTCGGCGGCGGGCTTGCGGCAGTGATGGGCGGCGGCGGGACCGGCACGCCTGATGCTGTGGCGCCGGTCCAGCCGGCCGCGCGGGTTCCATCGTTTACAGACGCGAGCGGCGCGGCCGGTGGATATCTGGCGACCCTGCGCGGCAAGGAAAGCGGCGGGAACGCGAACGCTCGCAACCCGAACAGCACGGCGACCGGGATCGACCAGTTCACGGCTGGCACGTGGGCCGGGCTAGCGAAGAAGTACCCGGAACTCGGCCTGACGCCGGATGGGCGAACGGACCCGGCGCAGTCCACACGCGCCATGGAGCGGTTCACGGCGGACAACGCGCGAGCCCTGACCGCTGCGGGCGTGCCGATCACGCCGGGCAATCTGTACGTGTCGCACTTCCTTGGCGAGGCGGGCGGTCCTCGTTTCGTGCGTGGAGCCATGGCGAACCCTGACGCGCCCGCGACGCAGTTCGTGACGCCTGAGGCTGCGGCGGCAAACCGGACGATCTTCTACAACCGCGACGGCTCGCCCAAGACGGCTGGTGCGGTTTATGCCGAGCGCACGTCCCGGTTCGGCGGCGGCGGTGGGGCGCCGGCCCGCACACAGGTTGCGAGCGCCGATCCGTCGTTCATGCCGCAGTCGGCCGTGCCCGCCTCGACGGCTCCGCGGCAGACGCCCGCGCAGGAGGCCGCAAGCCTCACCCTGCCGGCCGCTGAAGACCCCGTGCCGGCGGAGCAGCGCGCTCAGGTCGCACAGGCGGCGCCACAGGTGCTCGTCCAGGCTGGAATGAAGCCCGCCGCCGCCGCGCAGTTTCAGACGATGCAGCCGGGTTCCGCGCAACGCGTTCAGTGGCTTGTCAAGGCGATGGCGCACCCGGCCGCCCCAGAGGGCGCGAAAGAGGGCATGAAAGCCCTGCTGGCGAACGAATTGCAGATGGATCGCGAAAACCGGCAGATGACGCCGGATCAGAAGGAATACGCGTGGCGCGTCGCGAACGGGTTCCGCGGATCAGTCGAAGACATGCTGTCCGAGAAGCGCAAGGGTGCCGATCCTGCGATCATTCAGGAATACGAGTACGCCAAGTCGCGGAATGGCTATACGGGCTCGCTTCTGGATTACACGAAGTCCAAGGCCGAGGCCGGCAGCACGAAGATCAACAACACGAACGTCGCCAACGCCGAGAACGAGCAGGACAAGGTCGCACAGAAAGATCTCGGCGATTTTCAGGTGAAGACGCGCGAGGGCAACCGCGCCGCGTCGTCTTCGCTCGCCTCAATCCGCGTCATGAAGCAGCTTGTCGATGACCCGTCGTTCTATTCCGGCACGTTCGGCGGGCTGGCGACTGAGGCTAAAAAGGCCGCTGCATCTCTTGGTATCGGCGCCGCTGACGGCGCTCGCGCGAACGAGGGGTTCCGCAAGCTGTCGTCGCAGTTCATCCTCGACAAGGCCGGCGGGTCGCTCGGCGGCGGGTTCTCGAATGGCGACCGGCAGTTCATCGAGCAGACCGGGCCGAACATTGAAAACACCCCTGCCGGAAACAAGCTGATCCTAGAGATGGCCGAGCGCGTCGCGCTGCGACAGCAGGAGGTCCACCGGCAGATGGTGGATTACAAGCGCACCCACGGCGGCCGGCTGGACGACGGGTTTTTGTCGCAGATCGACGCTTACGGTGCGGCCAACCCCGTGTTCGCCGGGCTTGAGAATATGCCGGGCGTTCGCGCGCCTGCGTCTCGGCCGCCCGCTGGTACGCCTGCGCCCGGTCAGCGGGAGGCCAGCGCGTCGGGCGCGCTCAAGCCGGCCCCGGCGGACGAGATCTCGCTTGCCCGCGCTGCAATCGCGGCCGGGGCGCCTCAAGCGCGCGTGCTGGAAAAGATGCGGGCTCGCGGGTTCGACCCATCCGGGTTGTGATGTCGATGAGGGCGGCGAGGATCACCGTTGCCGCCCACGCCAGCACAAATCCCAGGATCACAGGGGCCGATCCGAACCCCGGCTCGCCAGCGGTGACGGCGGCGCGCGATCCTGCTAGGACTGCGAACACGATCCCGCCTTGCATGGCGATCCAGAAGGCTTGAGGCATGGCGAGCGGCAATCCGTATCTCGATGACGCGCCAGCGGCGCCGGGCGGGGCTAACCCGTACCTCGATGATACTCCGCCCCCGGCTGCCGCGCCAGCAAAGGAATGGGGGTTCCGCGAATACGCCACCGAAGGACTGCGCTCACTCGGGACCGGCCTGTCGAAGGCCGCAACGAGCGTTGTCGGGTTGCCGGCTGATGCCCTGCGGCTCGGACAGGCGGGGCTAGATTACTCGCAGTCGATTGGGCAGGGCCGCCCGTTCGGTGAGGTGGCGATTGAGAACCGCGCACAGTCGCCGGGTGTCGCGAGCGCGCTTCAGGCTGCCGGGTCCGAAAATCTGCAATCGTTTGTGCCCATCTCGCCTCCAGAAACCCGCGCCGGCAAGCTCGCAGCCGAGGGTATCAATTTTGCCGGTCAGGCGGCTCTGCTGCCAATCGGCGGCGCGACTGCGGTAGGACGCGCATTCGGCTCTGGCGGCCTTGTCGCTGGCCTCGCGTCCGAGGCGGCGGGCCAGCTTACCGAAGGCACCGCAGCGGAGCCTTACGCGCGCCTTGCTGGCGGCATCGCCCCGACCGGCGTGTCTGCCATCGCGCAAGCCCCATCGGCGGCGCAGCGGGCTGCTGTGCGCTCTGTGCGCGAGCTTCCGCCCGAGGAGCTAGACCAGATCCTCACGGGGGCGCAGCGGCTTCTGGACGACGCTGCCGCGAACGGAACCAAGCTGTCCACCTTCCAGGCCGTGGACCAAGCGTCCGGCGGCCGGGTGAACCTGTCGGAGTTGCAGCGCCATGCTGAGGGAATGGGCCGCCTGCGTTCGTTTTTTGCTGATATTGGGGATCGCAACCGTGATGCGGCCGGGCGACAGTTCCGGGGCGTCGCGCCGGACCGCGCCGACGTGTCTGCGGTGGGCGCGGAAATCGGCGCCGCCGCCCGCGCTGGCGTGGCGGCTACCCCGGAAGGTCAGGCGCTCGCGCGGTCGCAGCGGGCGCTAGGGCCGCGCGTAGAAGCGCGCGAGGCTGGCGAGGCGATGCAGTCCGGCCTGATGCAGACGGAGGCCGAGCGTCGGGCCGCACGGTCTGCTGTGGCCGATCCGCTGTATGACGACGCGCGGAATGCGCCCGAGCGGATCGGCGTTGACCGCTACGTTGACGTGGAGCGGCCGGGCGATTTTGGGCTTGTCACGCGCGAGGGCGACGCGCCGGCCCGGCCACGGTTCACGACGGAAGGGCCGCAGCTTGATCCGCAGGCTCGCGCGGGTGCAGCCGATGGCCCGCGCCCCATGTCGCTTGCCCGGTTCGTGGCGGCGAATGGCGGCGTCGAGTTGCGCGGCGGCGAGGCCGTCGCGGGAGATTTGCACCGTTACGTCATCCCCGGCGTTGGCAAGGTGGCGCGTCCTGACGGCAAGTCGATTGATAGCTTCTGGCGCGAGAAGCTGACCGGGCCAGATGGCTACTTTGCCGGCGATACGAGCGGCGACATCACGAACCGGCTGATCTCGGCCCTTGAGGAAGAGCGCGCCGGACGTCCCGTGTTCCGGCCGCAGGATCAGCAGGCGGCCGAGCGGCAGGGGCTTACGCGGTCGCGCGAGGCTGACGAGTTGGGCGCGGCGCGGTCTCAGGCCGAAGCGGATCTTGCGCGCGATGCGGAGGCGGCCGGGCTGCGCCCGCAGGACATGACGCCGGAAGCCCGCAAGCGTGCCGTGGATTACCTCGCGGGCGGTTCCGAGCGCGATCCGCTGGCGGCGTATGAGCGCGCCGTGAGCGAGCTTGAAACGCCGCCGGGTCGTCGTCCGGCCACGACTGAGGAGCGCGGCCCGAACGTCACGGAACAGGTCTACGCGCCTCGGTTCGGGCAAGTGAACCCGACAAGCGCGGTCGAGCATATCGAGCGCGCGATTGAGATGGGCGCGAAAGGCGAGCACGCAACAGAGCTTGCGAAAATCCGGGGCTACCTCAACAACTCGCGCGGCGAATTGGATCTCACTACGCGCGGCTTGATGGGGGCGGATCGCGCAATTAACAGTTTGATCGCGAAAGCGAAGACCGGCGGAGATGGGCCGCTTGTTGCCGAGCTTATGGAGGCAAAAACCGCCCTGCGCGAAGCGATGGAAACGGCCCCGGAAGTCGCGACGGCGAACCGCGAATTCGAGCGCCTATCCCGCCCGCTGGATAATTTCGACCCTTCGCGCCCTGCCGGCAAGATTGTGGCTCGCGACCAGTTCAATCGACGGAACACGCTTGATCCCGAATTCGTCCCGGATCAGATCCGAGGCTCAACCGGCGCGCGCGAGTTCAACGAGGCCGCACCACCGGCTGCGCGTCAGGCGTTTCAAGGCCGGCTAACGACGGAAATCATGGATGCGGCCGGTGGCGAGGCGGCGACAGGCGAGGCAATCCGAGCGCAGATCACGCAGAATTATGACCGTTTGCGGGATCAGCCCGAAGTGCTGGCCCGGCTGAACGCGCGGGCCGAGGCGGACGAGGGGCTTGCCGCCGTGCGGGCTTCTCCGCTTGGGCAGTTGGCCGAGCGCAATAGGCCGACAAAGGACGCCGTTGCGGTGCTGTTTCCGCAGGGCAGGGCCGCCGAGGCCGTGAGCGCCGACGAGATCGGTCGCGCTGTTTCCGCGCTCGCCGCCACGAACCCGCGCGCGGCAGCGCAGCTCGTGCGGATCAAGATTGAAGGCACATTCAATACGACGGCCCTCGACGTGATGGGCGCAGCCGGCGAGAATGGGGCGGCCAAATTCCGCAAGGCTTTGTTAGGCAACACGCGCGAGGCCGAGCAACTCCGCGCTGCCGTGCGCGCCCTGCCGGACGGCGAGACCGTGATGGCCGGTCTAGACCGTCTGTTTGACGTGTTCCAAGCGCAAGGCCTACGCCAGAACGTCGGCTCAAAGACTGCTTACAATCAGCTTTTCATCGAGGAGGCCAGCAAGGGCGGCAACATCGAGGGCGTGGCAAAGGCCGCCGTGAACCCGATCAAGCTGCCGTCGCGGTTCGGCAAGATGATTGAGGAATGGCGCCTTGGGCGAAACATGGATCAGATCGCGGCCATGGCGACCGATCCGAATGCGCGCGCGGCGTTCCGGGGCCTCTTGAAATCCGGCGACATCTCGGGCCCGGTTGGTCGGCTCGCCACCATCGCGGCGCGGTCGCAGTCGTCGCCCGCGCTTCAGATCCGCGTCCAGCCCCGCACCGAGGACTAACCGCCATGCTCGCGCCATTCTCTCTCACGCCGGCCCTCGACGCCAACGGGCATCCGATCCGCACGGCGGCGCTCATGGTCTATCAGGCGGGCACCACGACGCCGGCAGTCTTGTACCGGCAGGCTGACTATGCGGCCGGCACCGAGCACGCCAATCCGATCCTCGTAAACGGCGCGAGCCTCCTGCCGGCCATGTACGGCAGCGGGTCGTTCAAGTTCCGACTGCTGACGCGACCGAGCGGCGGCTCGATCCTGTGGGAGGCGGACGGCATCACGCTCACCGATCCCGTGACTGTCGACCCCGGTGCCAACGAGAACACCGGCCTTGTGCCGACCGGCGCCGTCGTCTCGTTTTACTCAACTGGATCGCGGGCTGGATACGTGCGCGCGAACGGGCGGTCGATCGGCAACGCCGCATCGGGCGGTACCGAGCGCGCGGCGGCTGACACCGTGGCCCTATACCTCACGCTGTGGTCTGAGGATGATAAGCTCGTGGTGGCCGGCGGGCGCGGGCAGACGGCTCAAGCCGATTTCGACGCGGGCAAGGCCCTGTCCCTGCCGGATCTGCGCGGCCGGGTGCTCATGGCGCTGGACGGCATGGGCGCGACTGTATCGGGCGCGTTTCCGGGTGTCTCGTGGAATTCCGGCGGCTCGGCCACACGCCTCGGGTCGTTCGCGGGCGGACTGTCGGCCACGGTCGCTGTTGAGAACCTGCCGGCGCACAGCCACGATACAACGGTTTCGATCCAAGGCGGGGGCGGGTTCTCGTTTGACGGAAACACCGGCGGCGGGACCGACACGAACCACGTTCATGCTGTCGCGGCGCAGGGGATCAACATCACGGTCGGCGGCCCGACCTCAATTTTCTACCTGGACCCGAACCAGAACTTCACGACATCGTTCCCCACGTCTCGCGTCGGCGCGCCACACACGCATCCGTTCAATGTGACAGTGGGAAACCACGGGCACGGCGCCACAGCGACGTCGGCGAGCGTTGGATCCGGCACGGCCCTGCCTATCGTTCCGCCGCTCATGGTGGTAACGACATATATCAAGTTGTGAGGGATGATGATGCGGTATTCGATTGGTGGCGAGGAATTGGCGCGTCTCATGATTGCGGCTGGCGCGCGGATGGACGCGGATGAAATTGGCGAGATCGTGCATCGGGTGAAGCTGATCTCGGAGCAAGCCGACCCATCGGCCGATGACGAGGCCGGCATGTGGGATCGGTTCAACAAGCTGGCCGACGCCATTCCGCCCGGCACTCCACCCGCCAAGCCCGAGTGACGCCATGACCGTCCCCGCCGCCGCGAAAACCCTGCTGGACTTCATCGCGTCATACGAGGCGCCGCGCGGTTACGACACCGTGTACGGCAACCGTATGAGCCGGATGCCGCGCCCGATTACGTCGATGACGATTGATCAGGTGATCGCAGACGGGCCGCGCCGGACGCGAGAGTTCGGCTCGTCGGCCTGCGGGCGCTATCAGTTCATGACGGCCACGCTTAAGGGGCTCGTGGACCAAGGCCGGGCCCGAGGGTCTGACCGCATGACGCCGAACGTTCAGGACGATTTGGGCCTGACCCTTCTTGTCCGGCGCGGATATTCGTCCTTCATGTCCGGCGCCATCACGGCGACCGAGTTCGGCAACCGCCTCGCAATGGAATGGGCCTCGTTCCCGGTCCTGTCGGCGATCAACGGCAAGCGGCGCGGGCAGTCCTACTATGCCGGCGATGGCCAGAACCACGCGCTGGTCAGCCCCGAGGCTGTGGAGCGCGTCTTGGGCTCGCTCAGGGCCTGGCCTACGCCCATCGCTTCCGTTCGGACCCCAACCGTACCCGCCGGGACTGTCGGCGCCTCATGGCTGTCCAGATGGTTCGCACCGTCGTCACCGTCCGCCAAGGCTCGCCCTGGCCTGCATCCATCCGGCTCGGCCGATTTATGGGACGTGCAAGCGGCTCTCAAGGAGCGAGGCTATTACAATTCCGGCCTGTTGGACGGTCTCGACGGCAGCAAGACGCAATCGGCGGTCGCGCAGATCCGCAAGGATAACGGACTAGGCGACGGCGGGATCGACGCGCAATTCCTTGCCGGCCTGCCGTCGTGGCCTCACGCGCGCGTTTCGGCTGAACGGGCGAATATCTCGGTTGTCGCGGCGGCCCAGCACGCTCCCGAGCTATTCAAGCCGCCCGCGTGGCTCGTGACGGCTGGCACGGGCTTGCTCGGCCTTGGTGGTGCTAGCGGGTCTGGCCTGATGGATCAGGTGCAGGGCGGCGTTGCAAAATTTAACGACGTTTCCGGTCAAGTGCAGTCTGCTTTTGCCGTGGCCGCGAGCGTCGTCGGGTTCGTCGTGGAACACAAGACGTGGTTTCTTGTCGGCGCCGGCCTCGTCATCCTATGGAAGGGTGTGAGCGCGCTCCTGCGCGCTTGGATCTTGGTTAAGCAGGCGCGAGCATAATGGGGTTTCCTGGTGCGGAGATTTTCTACCCCGTTTACATTGAAGCGCAGGCCAGAGCACAAGACGCGGCGGCAAGTGACTGGCTGTCGTGGCAACCGCAGATATCGCCAGTAACCATCATCGCGCTCGTCGGCGCGTTCATCGGCTTCGGCGGATGGCTGTGGCGGATCGGCGGCAAGAACCGCGATTTTGAGAATGTTCAGGACGCGGTGAAGGACCTTCGGAAGGACTTCAAGGAACTTGTGGCCGTGCGAGACGCTTCCAAAGAGGCCAGCAGGAACGAGCGCGACGCCTATCAGGTGGCCGTAAACGCGAGCTTGACCATGATGGAAACCCGAAACGCCGAGTTCCGTGGGTCCGTGGCGGCCACGTATGCGACCAAGAACGAACTGAATACGCTTGAGGAGCGCACGTCCAAGGATATGGATCGAGTGGTCGCCCGCCTCGATACGATCAGCGGGCGACTTGAGATGATAGGCGACAGCGTGGTTAAGGCGCTGGGCTCGATGCGGAACTAGGCCGAACGGCGGCGCCCCTTGGTGGTAACGGCGTCGTCTTCGTCCGAAGCAGGCGGCGCTTCGGTGGCCTCGGCGTTCTCGCTGGCGTAAGCCTCGTCGCTCTCGGACGACGCATCAACCTCGACGCCCGGAAGCGCCGCCTGCTCGGCCTCGCCTTCAACGGGGACGCTGGTGTAGCGAGTGATGATGTCCTTTCCGGGCCGCGGCGGATGAAACCGGATGCCGGGCAGGGCCATGATCGCGCTCAGATCACGCGTGTGGACCACCTCGGACAACGCCCGACCGGCGGCGACCTGATTGGCAAGGTTGTTCTTCTCGACCGGGATGAAGACCGGGATCATTGCGATATAACCGTGCTGGCGTGCCATTATTCCGTTTCCTTTTTGATGCGAATGTTGAAGCGCATTTCGTTGTCGTCGCTGTATGTGCAGACAAGCTCTACAGCGTCGCCTTCTTTTGGGCGCGGGCCTTCCACGAAAGCCTGCGCGCCTTCGTGCCCGGCAAATTGAAAAGCCGCGACAACCGGCTCTGTAAATTTAACCACACCCTCGCTATCCGCCATCTCTAAATCCTCTCTTCATCGTCGGTGGGATGGTCCCGCTCGGCATCTGCCGCGTCGGGTTCGTCGCCCGTCAGCACGCCCGTGTCGGGGTCGTGCGCGGGAACCTGGGATGCCGTGGCGTTAAGCTCGGCCATGATGGGCTTGAGGGCGGCTGCGGCCTTATCCTCAATGCTGGCGATAAACGCGTGCAGCGCATCACCGCCCTTGCCGGCCGCCTCGCGCGCGGCAGCATACAGCCGGTCCCGTGCGCTCGGCCCGGCGGGCTTCTCGGCGGCAAGCGGCTCGACCACGAACGGCGCGCGCTTGGCTTTCGTGACGGTCAGGGCCATCGTGACGCGGCGCTCGATGTGCGACGCGTGGCTGATCCGAATGCCGCCGACCTTCATGCCGCCGAACGCAACTTCGGGGTCGCAGTAAATCGTCAGCCGGCGGCCGACGTACTGCGCGGCATCGGCGCCCCATATGGCGATCATGACGCGCCGCATCGACTTGCACGGGAGGTAGGGCTTGGAATTGTCGCCCTCGAAATAGACCGCCACGGGCTGATCCGCGTTGCCAGTGCCGGATACTTTCGTGATCTTGATCGTGCGCGGGGCCGAGATCAGATCGTCAGCGTTAAGCTGGTTGCTTTTCGGCGCAACGTGCGCTACCATATCCATTAGACGATGATCTCCCGTGCGACGCGTTCGGTGGGGATGGCGTTCGAGGTTTCGACGGCGGCGCGATACCGGCCATGAGCTTCAGTTATCCGCAATTCGAAAAAACCGGCTGCGTCGGCAATCGCTTGCTGCACCACTTCGTCAGGATACGCCCTGATAACCGCCATCGGAAGGCCGGCAGAATAAGACACCAGATCGCACCATTTGCGCTCCGACACCATGAGCCCCGTTTGGATTTGCAGCATATATTCCGGCGGGATGGTGCCGTCCGTGACGTGGATCAGGAACGTCTCGATCTGAAACTTCTGCCGGCGGCTCTTGACCTCGACAAGCCCAACGTCGCCCACGAGGGCATCCGGGGAATAACCGATCTGGAACCCCCATTTGTCGTTAGTGATAAACCCCATGTCGTGGATCGGGGCGTAATGCTCGGCGTAAATGTCGAGAGCCGTGGCCTCGTCATCCTGCCCGCGCAACATATCGTCGCTCACGTAATGCGGCTCGACGTAGCGCGTGATGCGCTGCGCCAGAAGCTCATACAGGTGGGCGCGCTCCTTATCGTTTTTCGCCACCTTGAGCGTCGGCGTGAGGATCAGTTTCATTTCCGACGCGGTGAGCATACCGCAGCGGGCCGCGAGCCACTCGTCTGAGCCTTGGATTAGGTCGGGGCGATAGCGGATGGTCACGCCGCCACCCGTGCGGTATGCGCGTTCCAGGCGGACAGCAGGGCGGCGTCAAACGATGGGCCGGTGTACTGCGCGAACTGCCCTGCCGAACCCGCCGGTGAAATCACCGCGCCCCAAGCCCACGCGTTACCGGCCTCCATCACGCGGATAACCACCACATGCAATCCAGCCATGTCGATTTCAGCTAGAATTTCTCGCGTCGTCATTAGTCGTCTCCCGTTCGTCGTACCGTAGTCCGTTTTATCAGCCGTTGACGCGGTGTCAACACGGATTTATCACGAATGCGGAGGTGTTGAATGATTGAGTGCAGCACGCCCGGTTGCGGGCGAGAAGCGACATGCCGAGGCATGTGCGAGCCGTGTCGCCAGCGGTGGCGTAGAGCGAACCGTCCGGGCGTCGCGCGTCCCGTGCGCCATGCGGCACTGGTTGAGCCGTTCGGCGGCTTGCGGGCGTTCTGCCGGGCCGTGGGGATTGAGACGATGACCGTATACCGCTGGCCGGATGGGGCGGTGCCGGCGGATCGGCATGGCGCGATCCTCGACGGGGCGGCTCGGGCCGGAGTGGATATTCGCGCGGTGCGTGCGGCGCTGGTCGGGCGCGAGCGCGCATGATCGAACTGCGCCCCTATCAGAACGATCTCGTCGCCTCGACGCGGTCGGCCCTCCGGTCAAGCGCCGCCGTGATCGTGTGCCTCCCGACAGGCGGCGGCAAGACGCAGATCGCGGCGAGCATGGCGCGCGGCGCCCTCGCGAAAGGCGGCCGGCCCTGGTTCATCGCGTCACGCGACTATCTCGTGGAGCAGACGAGCCTCACCTTCGCGAGCGTCGGGATCACGCACGGGCTCATTGTGGCGGGCAAGCCGTTCAACCCGTACCAGATGTGCCAAGTTTGTTCGATCGACACGCTGAAAAACCGGCTGGCACGCATTCCTGCCGGCTGTTTCCCGACTGTGGTGTTCGTGGACGAGGCCGCGCATTCGGCCGCCGGCGGATGGGCTAGGGTCATCGAGTGGGCCTTGCTCGTCGGCGCCAAGGTCGTTGGGCTCACGGCTACTCCGGAGCGTCTGGACGGCAAGCCGCTGAACCCACCGTACGGCGCCATCGCGCTCGGCCCGTCCGTCGCGTGGCTCATGGGTGAGGGGTTTCTGTCCCGGTATCGGGCGTTCGCGCCGACTGCGCCGGCCCTGGACGATATCGGCTCACGGGGTGGCGATTATGCCACTGATCAGCTTGAGGCCGAGATGGACAAGCCGACCCTAACGGGCGACATCGTGGGTCACTATCTGCGGCTCGCGGCTGGCAAGAAGGCGATCTATTTTTGCGTGTCCATCGCGCATTCGAAGCACGTTGCCGAGGCGTTCCGGGCGGCTGGTGTGTCCGCGGTCCACCTCGACGGCACGACGCCATCGCATGAGCGCAAGGCCGCCGCTCGTGCGATGGCAGATGGTCAAATCGACGTGATCACGAATGCCGCCCTCGTGTCTGAGGGGTGGGATTTGGCCGCTCAAGCCGGCCGGGACGTGACGCTTGAATGCGTCGGCCTCCTGCGCCCCACGAAGTCGCTCGCCCTATATCTGCAACAGGTAGGCCGGGCGCTGCGCAAGAAGCCCGACGCGGCAATCATCCTCGACCATGCCGGGAATATCGAGGCGCACGGACTGCCCGACGACGACCGGGTGTGGACGCTTGAGGGGCGCAAGAAGGGCGACCAAAAAGCCGAAGTGGCGGTGACGGTGTGCAAGTCGTGCTTCGCGACGTACCGAGCCGTCCTGAAGGCGTGCCCGGAATGCGGTGCCGTCAAGCCCATTGCCGAGGCGATCCCTCGCGCCGTGTCGGTTGGCGAGGGCGAGCTTGTCGAAGTGGATCCTGTCGAAATGAAGCGTCGCCGGCAGAAGCAAGAGCACGCCTGCCGATCGGTTGATGAATTGGCCGACGTCGGCCGTGAGCGCGGGTATGCGAAACCAGAGGCATGGGCACGGAAGCTATGGACTATACGAGAGGCGGCGGCGATGCGGAGAATGGACGAGAGGGCGATCGCACACGGGCGCGGATAGAAACCGAAATGATCGATTACATGTTGCGCGACGGCATATCCGAAGGCCGTATCGCAGAGATCATGAGCACGTCGCTGTGGCGCGTTCAGGCGCGCGGTCGGGCTCTAAAGCGCAAGCCTAGAGGGCCTGAGCAAAGAGCAAGGCACATAGAATACTGCCGCCGTAAAAGTCAGGAAAAGCGCGAACAGTTGTGGGAAATTCGGAGGGCAATGGCGAAATGAAACAAGAGCGCGATCTGATAAACGAAATCCTGCTGCGAGCGAGCGAGCGAGGGCACCGGCTGTTTCGCCAGAACGTGGGGAGCGGATGGGTCGGTAAAGCGAAGGCGGGCCGCGCGCCGGGTAGCATGGTGGTTCAGGAGGCGCGGCCGCTGATTGCTGGGTTGTGCGTCGGATCAAGCGATGTAATCGGCTGGACGGCCCGCGGACTGTTCGTGGCGCTTGAGGTAAAAACGCCCGGAGTTCGAGCTACGGCGGCTCAGAAAGCATTTGTTGAGGCCGTCTCGCTATCGGGCGGAATTGCCGGGATCGTCTATTCCGCCGACGAGGCCATGGCGCTTTTGCCATGAGTTGGAATAATTCACAGAAGCGTTCTGTTTTTAAACTTAGGTGGGACCAGCAAGGCGGGCGGTGTCATTATTGCGCCGACAGAATGTCTGAAAAACTCGGAAGCAAAAAGCAGGCTACTAGAGACCATATAAAGCCAAAGTCTTCCGGTGGCGCAAATTCTCGCGAAAATATCGTTCTTTGCTGCTTCGAGTGTAATCAGTCCAAGAGCAATTTAGGGCTAAAGCGTTGGGACAAGATCCTTTCGGCCCGCTTTGCCGACCAGCACGGCCGCTAAAACGAAGAAGCCCGCCGCGTGACGAGCGCGGCGGGCGAGGGGTACGGGAGGATGAGCGGTGACGAGCCGCAGCCGTGTATTTACGGCACCTATTGTGCTGCGTCAAGCGCGCGTGCGCTAGATATTGCGTCGCGGATTGTCTGTTCGTGGGCCAGAAACCACGCGAGCGTACGCGCTACGGCTCGCAGATTATCGATCTCGAAGTCGATCATGTGAGGGTATCGGATATAGAAATCGCGTTCGGACAGAATGCCGCCGATAGCGGCTATGGCCGTTTCTACGGCGGCGATCTGGTCTACCAGACCTACGCGCGCGGTCGTACCCATCTCTCCCCCCTTTCGTCGCGAACGATCGTCCACCGCCGCGTTTTCATGTGGTCGGATATCCGCCGCTTGTCCTCGGCGCCCGCCCGGTGGAGCGGCATCGCTATGGCCTCGAACAGGTCTTGCAGCGTGATCTCATAACACCCGTTCTGGCCGATCCTGGCATCGATCCTGCCGGACCACGGGTCATCGTGGTATCGAAGCGACTGCTGATAGGTCGCGTCGGCCACTTCGTCGGCCTTCAGCCACCACTGCTCGCCCGCCTGGAACAGGTGGACGGCCTCGGCCCATAACTGGTCTCGGTCGCGCTCCAGGGCCACCAAATCGCACGGCTTGCCGCACTGGATGGGCCAGAACCGGCGGGCACCTGTCGCGTCGTGCAGGTACCCCGGTCCGCTCGGATTGTGCGTGCCAGCGACGACGAACCGACGCGGCACCTCGACCACGTTTTTCCCGTATGGCGGCCGGTAGCGATCGACCTTCGAGGACAGCCACTTTTTGATGTTGTCCACGTTTTTTGGCCCCATGCCGGCCATCTCGCCCACCTCGACAATGAGGCACCCGTTGGTTTGCATGGCGGCATCTTTGCCGGTGTAGCTGTCGATGCTGTCCGTATACATGCGCTCGCCGCCGATGGTCGCCAGCACCTCCAAGGCCGTTGATTTGTAGAACCCCTGCGGCCCTTCCAGGATCAGCATCGTATCCACCTTCTCGACGGCGGATCCTTCCGTGAGCGCGCGGGCCGCGGCTGCGATCATCCACCGCATTCCGACCGTGTGGTGATAGGTGATCGGCTCGGCGCCGAAATAGTCCGTCAACCAGTACCGAAGGCGCTCTTTGCCGTCCCACACGAGGCCGCGCAGATAGTCCGCGACCGGGTTGAACTGGTGCTCCTCGGACGCCGCCATAATCAGCCCGCCGATGGCCGTTGGCGATACCGTCATGAACGACGTGTCATAGTGGTCTAGGGCGAGCGCGCACCGCGTAACGTCGTTATCCGCCAGCGGCCGCGCGACCCACGGCCCGTCCGTCTTGTCCCAAGGCGGCCGGCGGCGCACCGAGACCATGCCGGTAAATGTGTTTTTACAGAACACACCCGCGAATTTCGGATGGTAGGTGAGGAATAGAAAGTGGTTCCGGGCGCGCTTCGGGTCCGGACGACCCTGCTTGTCAAATTCAAGATCCGCGCGCCAATCGTATGGCGTGCCCTCGACGTTTCCACCGCCGAGCGCGATGACGTTAGTGTGCGGGATCGCGCGAGGGCGGGGCGTAACCCGTTGGTCTTGTTCCGTTACGGGAATACCCGCTTCGGGCCTCGCCTGCTCGCGGGGGCGCATCTCGACAGTCGTGCACTGCGCGTCCAGCCACCGGGCGCAGTCCTCGCCAGTCCAGCCCTCGGCGATGGCGTCGGCGCAGTCCCACCCCTTGGGGCGCTCCGCGCCGTCTGGGCGCGCCACGCGGGCTTGAGCGGGTATCAGGTCGATAAGGCCCGGCCGGGCCTCTCCGCCCGTCGTGCTCCATCCTGAGACCGTAGCGGCGCCTTCCTCGTCGGCGTCGGGCCAGATGGTGACGTTGCGGCCGGCAAGGGGTGACCAATCCGTTTTGCCTGCAGCCTTGCCGCCGCCGCTCCATGTGACGACGACGTGATCCGTCATCTCCGCGGCGAGCGCATCGGCACACTTCTCGCCTTCGACCACGATCACAGGCGCATCGGGCCGAGACGTCAGCGCGTCGAGGCCATACAGTCGCCGCGGCGCCTGAAGCGTGTAATGGCACCACCCCTCCTGCCCGGTCTTGGCGTTTCGACACCACGCGATGCACGGCGTCAGCTTTTTGCCGTCGATGTCCACGCGCAGGACATAGGCATACAGCTTGCCGGCGGCCGTACGATACGGATGCACGAGCGTCGGGCGGTACGACGTAACGGGCTTGTCTTCCGACTTTGGATTGAACAGCGGCGGCGTGCGCTCGCCGGGTCTTATCTCCGGCGCGGTATCGGGCGGCAGGATCGCGCGCCAGTCGACGTAAGGATCCGCGGCGGCCGGTAGCGGAGCGCGCTCGGGCCGGGCCTCGGGTGGCAAGCGCGTGCCGCCGAGGATCTGGCAGGCTTCAGCGAACGGGACGCCATCGAAACGCGAGACAAATTCGATGACGTCGCCGTTCGCATCGCAGCCGAAGCACCGAAAAAGCTGGTGCCCCTTGCGACCTGTGTACACCGTGAAGGACGGCGATTTCTCGGAATGCAGCGGGCAACAGGCGCGCCATTCGCGCCCGCTCTTCTGCAGGTCCACGCCTCTCGTCGGGAGGTACGCGGACAGGGGGTTATCACGCCGAAGCGCATCTAGGTCGAAGTCGTCTGGCATTAATCCCCCGCGCGTCTCCCGAACGCGTGTTTAGTCGGCGTCAGGTCCGGTGTCGAGGCGTCGCGTTCGACCGGACGTCTTGCCGTGACGCACAAGATTATAATATATTACTTTAGCAACATCATAGCTGCTAAATCCGTATTTCTCAGCAATAGTTCTTCGCGTGCCGCGCTTGGCTTCTTGCCATTCCTTGACAAATTCACGATTTTTTCTGTCGTCAGCAGGGTTGCCAAACTTACTTTTCGCCGCTGGTATCCACTCATCAACCATCGACCATCTCCCAAAAACTCGCCACCGGCATCCACCCGGTCGTGAACCCGACATCGAACATATCGGCCATGATCCGAGCGGAAACCTGACCGTTCAGACCGGCGTGCATCGTCACGAAACCTCGACCGCTGGCGTGGCGATACAGGATCCCGACTTGAGGCATATCGCGGGTCATCGGGCCGCCTCCGGCCAGAAGGTCCACACGACCGCGTGTGCGGCGCCGACTAGCAGAGCGGGGCCTGCGATTATCAGAAACTCGATCATCTCGCCATCTCCCTGCGGGCCTCGTCGCCCGTGTTTCTGTGGTACGGCATCGAATGACTGGTGTCAACAAGCCCTGCGCATCATTCGGGCACCTTTTTCGCAGATCGAAAATCCGGCCCCATAATGATTAATAATAGAAACATCCCATGGTTTAATTTTCTTACGTATCTTGCAGATGTGAACAGCGATCACCTTATTATCGGGATAGCTATCCGGCCAAGCCCTAGACAAAATACCATCGACAGAAATAACGCGCGGATATACGCTGGCAATAGCCGATATCAAGCGTGTTTCTGCCGGGGTCAGGTTCCACCATTCCGGCGCTCCCGTTACACCATTTCTTAAAATATCGTTTAATCTACAAACTTCATCATTTAATTGTTTGATTACTTTCCTGGCGTTTATTAGCTCCTCTCCTTCGTCATGCGGTACGACTTGTGGCCCAAGAGCGCGGCTTCCGGCAGGGGTGATAAACCATCGCCGCCACCTCTTTTGGCCGCCGTCCGGGATACTCAACAGAAGCCCGACCTTCTCGGCCGATCTCGCGCGCTTGAATACGTTTTCGGCCTTCAGCGAACGCGACAATTCGTCAGAGCGTATGCCTTTTTCCCCGCATGCTGCCACCGCGACCAAGAGATCACGGCGCTGTTCGGTCATGATTGGTCCCGTGCCCTTAACCATCGGTCCGGCCTCCGGGGGTGGTCGACAGGTCGGCGTCAAGAAGCGCCTGAATATCTTCAGCGACGAGGCCGCACCCGCCGCCGAAGAATTGCTGGATCTCGTGCGCCTGATAGCGGGACTTGGACAGCACGGGCCGATAGTCCTTGCGCACACCCTTTGCAGCCTCCAGAGCCCGCTCCAGCCCCTCGCGGACGCCTTCTGCCCGTGCGGCGGCGACAGCCTCGGTTAGGGTGGTGGGATCGATGAGGCGGCCGGCGCGGAAAGCGTTGACCAGGGCGACGATGAAGGCGGCGTTGGCCGCCGACACCGCATCCCATGCGCGGAACCACTCGTCGTCACTCTCCTCATGGATCATGCCGACCGTGCTGTTGTGGCTCTCGAACAGGACGCCGGGCTTGCCGTAGCGGGTCTCCGCTTCGGTCATGATGACGGCGGTGTCGTAACCCTCGCTGGTATCCTCGCCCGAGCCATAGGACCCGTCCGACTTCTCGGCGTCGGCGAACCACGGCCCTGCGGTCGCCGCGTCGGAAAGCTCCCGCAATCTCGGCGCGCTCTGTGTCTCAGTCATGGGGTTGCTCCTTCGGGGAGAGGGTTCGGAGGACATGCGAGGTCCGTTGCTGGCTGTAGAAAAGCCGCTCGGGCCAATCGCCGTCAGCGTGATTGAAGCCGGTCATGGCGGCCTCGCTGATGAGGCTACGCACGTTCGTCAGCGCCCCTACGGCCGCCTCCATCCCCTCCTTGAGGCGGGTGATCTCGGCTTCGGCGGCGCGGTCGCGGACCTCAAGAACGGGCGCAGCGTCGTGGATCGCGGCGCTCAGTTTCTCGATGTTGGCGGTAGCCTGGGCGAGCCCTGCCACCGCCGCATCCCGCTCGGCGATGAGCGAGGCGAGGGGGCCGGCGACGAACAGGTCGTCTACGATCTCCGTGGTTGTGCGTCCGTTGCTCGCGCCGGCTTCTACTGCCCTCGCCAGCGCCTCGCGCAGGCCGTTCTGGTCTTCGGGGGCGGTCATGCGGCCCTCCACTTCTCGGGAGCCACGAGGATGCCGAAGCCGTTGTTGGCGGCCTCACGCAGGGCGTCGATCCCCTTCGGCCCGGCCGCGAACAGGGCAGTCCCGTTCGACGGCGACACGCCTTCCGATCCGTCCGGCCGCAGGAACCTGATCTTGCGCGTGAACAGGATGCGGTCGGCTCGATCCCACGCGGACCAGAACCACGGCGCCGAGGTCCGATCCGGGGCGAGCGCCACGCCGTTGCCGTGATCGAAGAAGCGGGCAAGCCAAGGCTCGATCCCGTTCCGGCCACCGAACGGTGGGTTCATCCAGACGAAGCCGTGCCAGGGCTGAGTAAGCCCGTCGCCAGCAAGGAGCCGGTCGGCCGGCACATGGGCGGACCCATGGCGGGCCGGCGTCACGTCGAGATCGAACCGGCAACCGAGCGCCGCGAATACCTGGGGCGGGGTGTACCACTCATCCGAGCGGCCGGGAGTGTCCCAGTAGGCCATCACGCCTGCCCTCCGTCAGCGGCCGGTGCGGCGTCATGGAGAGGGCATCCATCGCCCGGATGGCCGCAGTTGTTCGCCTTCACGAGATCGCCCGCCATTCCGCAATGAGGGCAGTCCACCCCGTCTCCTGGCCGTGCCGCTGGAGCGGTGGAGAGGGCGGTATGGCTCCTGCGGATACGCATAAAGACCTCGCGCAGCATCCAATAGGTTTCAGACTCTGCGCCGTGCTTTTCGCGAACGAGTTCTTCAACCTCGACCTCGATAAGAGACCAGACCCTCAGCGCCTCCCCGATGTCGTATGCGCGATTGTCCCCCACCCCTGCCGGCGTCTCGGCCTTGGGCGGTTGGGGGGCGCGGGCGCTAGGAAGCGGGACAAAGCGCGTAGGCTCCCACGAACTGCCCCAGCCATTCTGCGGCTCAGACCAGCTCCAATAGCCCTCCAGCCCATTTCCGGCGACGAAGGCAGCTCGTGCGGGCGATCCTTCCCCGTAGAGCGTCCATCGCGTCTCCCGCCACTCGCGGTCCTCAGGATGCCTTGTCGAAGGCGCGCCAAACCCGATGATCGGCGTCCCATCACGAGGTGCCATGCTGATGGGCAGACCCGCCTCCCGCACCCCCGTCTCGTCTTCACCCGCCGGGGCGGGTTGGGCTGGGCATTTCTTTACGACCAGCGTCCCGCCGAACAAGACATTCATCATTCGAGCATCTTCGGGAATATTGTCGATTGCCTCCTGGGGCGTGGTCCCCACCCCGGCATCCGGCGTTTTGGCTTCTGCCGGGGGCGTGGTGGAGGCGCTCAGGATCGCAATGGCCTCCTCAAAAGCGGCGGCTTTGTTGTTCGCGGCATCGGCGGGCGTGTAGCTGAATGATGCCTCGTAAGACTTCGCCTTCGCACGTAGCTCAGACGCCCTCTGCATCAGTTTCCCTACCGCCTCCCGCACCCCCGCCGCGACCGGCCCTTTGGCCTCGGGTTGCGGGCGGGCGAGGGCGGCGCGATACCCACGCGCGAACGAATTAAATTCGACTTGCATGTGTATCGCCCGATATCCAGACCCCGTCTCTGAAAGATGGAACTCGCCCCCCTTCAGGCTCCATGGGTCGTGACGACTGCGATAGCTCTGCTCAAATGCCTTTCGCACATCGTCCGTAGACGCCTCTCGCAGGCTCACATCGCATTCGGTTAATTCCGTCATCGTCAATCTCCCATTCCATCGATGTAATTAGCCATCATCTCAAGGAATTTGTCAATCCCTTTTCTATTGTCGAACCGCTTATTCGTGGCGGTATCAAGTACGGCCAGAAGTTCTTCTTTCGATAACTGCTCGCGCAGGACCCATGCGAGCTTGAAATCCATCACCGTGTAGGCGCGCGGGCCGGCAGGGATCGCGAGGCGTTTCCGCAGCCGAGCGAGCCACTTCTTGGCGTCGATAGCGTCCGGGTTCTCGGCGGTCATTCGGGGCGTCCCGCGAGACCGCAGTAGCCGCGGCTGGCGTCTAGCGCCTCGCTCCGCTGCCAACGCCATGCCATGCAGTCCGATCCGATGCACCAGCCGACCGGCTTATCGTTCTGCGCTCTATTTGCGCTCGATATGGCTGACGATCCGCCGTATGGCAGATCAATCGACGTGACCAGTCGAACGTATGGGCACCACCGCTGCTTCGCCTGATCTTCGGTCATCTCGCATACTCCGCCAATTCAAATCCCTGGCCCGATGCCTCTCGCGGCACCAGTCGGCCCTTTGCGATCAAACGCTCGACCACCTCAGTGGCGATCGGGCGCAGCGTGTCGGAATACGCGTACACGACGCCGCGCCGCGTGTGCGTTTTCAAGATGAACCGCGTTGGGTTGGCGCGCAGGTGGTTCAGGCAGTCGTTCGAGCCGACGAGACCGGACACGACGGCGGTTTCTCCGAGGCGGGTCATAGCAGCGCCACCTTACCATCCGCCGTGCGGCGCATGATCTCGGGCAAGCCCTCCCATAACTGTCGCTCACGCTCGCTCGCATACCGCTTCGGGGCGCCCTCGGGCTTGAGGCGGACGTGGATGCGGTAAACGACTGGGAAGCCGCCCTTTCGAATAAACCACTCGGCATCTTTCCTGTCTGGGAACGCGGCGCCCATGTCTCCACCCGCGTACACGTTCACCCAATACTCGCGCATCTCACTCATCCGAACCCCCGTTCCGCCTGCTGATCCAATCGAACCCGTCACCGCTCTCGCCAGGGCTCGGATGAAAATTCCACCGCCTTGGCCCCGATCCCTTCGCCTTCTGGACGTGCCCTTCGCCGTCCTCAACCATCTGCAGGGCGGCTTCCATCCATGCCGCCATTTCCGGGCTGCGCGGAAGAAGGAACGCTAATCCGCGCTGGCGGATCTCCGTCTTGTGGGTCTCCACGCGCTCATCGAACGACCTCATATCCGTGCCTCATCTTCTGCCTGCCTTCTTCTGCTTTTCCAGGGGCATTCCCGGCTGTGCTCCGGGTCCGGAGGCGACAAGATCAGCCGCCGGATTTTACGGCGCCCCTCGACGGCGTCCGGCCCGCGCTCGGCGAAATCTTCACCGAACTGGTGCAGGCACACGATACCGTCCTCAACCATCTGCAGGGCGGCCTCGAAAAGCCACGGCTTCTGGTCGGTCACGAGGGCGCGCTTGTACCGGGCCTCATCGATCCGCCGCAGGATCGTAGCGCGTGACCGCCCCAGCGCACGGCTTTCCGCGGCCTTGCCGGCACGAAGAAGGGCCTCGGCTTGCGTGACCGGCTCACGACGCAACGGGGCGCCCAGACCCGCCATACGAGCCTGTAGGGCCAACCACGCGTCACGCTTCTCTTGATTGGTCGTTCTGCCGAGCCGGGCGTCCACCGTGGCCCATGCGTTCGCGTACTCTTTGCTCGCCGGGTCTGGGCCGCTGTTCAGAAGGGCCTCGACGCTGTTTTGGGTCATCATCACCATGGGTCGCCACCTGTTTCACCACTCGGTGATACCGGATCATAAGGAGCGAGTCAATGGCATTTTTCATTATCACGGGCCCGTCATACTAACCACCCTACGTGTAAAATACCCCATAAGAAAACTATTATTTATATATATAGATAGTAGTATATAAGAGGGCTCTTTACCTCTTGGGGTCGTTAGTGTGACCGAGGTGGTGACACACAAACGGCCTTGACGCACTGTTCGACGTGCGGTAGACACAAGTCGCGAATGACCGCGACGGGAGTTATGACGATGAGCGAGATGCAGGCGTCCATCATGGGTGATTTGGCTAAAAAGCCCGGGCTTATGGTGGAGATCCATGGGCCTCAGGGGTCGGGCAAGACGACGGCCCTCAACCTGATCGAGGACGCCCTTCACTCTGCCGGCTACATGACCACCACGCATGGGGACGCCCACGTTCTCTCACTGCGCCCTCCAGCACCCGTTCCGCCCATCCAGGCGCCCGAGACGCCCGACGCGCTCGCGACGCGGCTGCTGGGCGATCCCGCGATGTTGGCGGGCGTGATCCTTGAGGTGGCCCGCTCGTCGTCTGCATTCGACCGGGCTGCCCTGCATGACGAGATCCAGAAACAGGACTGCGGCTTCCGCGCGCGCTCCGCCGGCCTCCGCCTCCTCGCCGCCACCATCGCAGCGGGCTCTTTCGGCAAATGACCCGTCTCCGCCTCGCCGCATGGGTCGCTGTGTCCGCGTTCATTCTGTGGCCGGCGGTTCTGGGATTGGTGATTTACGTTTTCGCGGGGTGAGCGTTATATCAGGTCGTAATTTGTATCATCCCTGAGCATAAGTGATGCCGCGCCAGAATACGGGCAAACCAGTAGGACGACCGCGCGGCACCATTAATCGGCGTTCGGCTGAGTTCTTGGATCGCGCGGCTACGTCCGGCCTGTTGCCGCACGAAATCCTGCTCTCGTTCGCGCGTGGCGAACCGCAGATCCATCGCACTGTGAACCCGATCACAGGCGAGGTGACGGAACACACGATCTATCCCGAGCCGGATATGCGCCTGCAGGCCGCGAACATGGCCGCCCCGTATTTCGCGCCTAAGCTTGCGCAAGTGCAGCACCGCATGAAGGACGCGCGGTCTGCTGATCTTGTGAGCGATGCTGAGTTGATCGAGGTTGCTTTGCCGGTGGGAGAAAATGATGGCGAGACTAGGTAGTTTCCGTCCCGTGTTTCGTAAGCGTGGGGCTTTCAAGGGAAAGGGTCATATGGCGCACGTTGCAGCCGCGCGCTTCGCCGACCCGGATGAGCGACGACGGGTCAGCAAGAAGGCATCAGAGCGGCGGCGAGCTAAACACCCCATCACCCTGCCGGCCCTTTCCTTTCTAACCGACGACGATTAGCTGTTGACACCAGTCAAGCGGCGTGGGACAAGAGGACATCGAAACGGGAGACGACGAGATGAGCCGAGATAATTTGGATCTGCCGTGGTCGCTGGATCTGATGGACGGAATTAATATCCGCGATTGCAATGACGCGGCGCTGATTGTCGAATACCCGGATGATGTCGATCTTATCGACCTGTGGCACCAACAGGCGCGCCTCATCGTCCGCGCCGTGAACAACCACGATGCGCTGGTGGAGATGGTCAGCGAGTTGCGAATGCTAGTGCGTGTCACCGGCCCGCTGACGACGGCTCGCGAGCGCGCCGACAAGCTTCTCGCCACAATCGAGGCCGCGTGACCCCCCAAGAAGCCGCACAGATCCTCCTCAAGCGTCGGCTGGCCCGGCGCTCGTTTCTGGCGTGGTGCGAGCGCGCACAGCCTGACAGCGAGCAACCGCAGCGGCATCACCGGGTCATCATCGAGCACCTTCAGGCGGTGGCTGACGGCACGATCCGCAAGCTCATGGTGTTCGCCCCGCCAGGTGCCGCAAAATCTCGATACGGCTCGCAACTGTTCCCGGCGTGGTTTCTCGCGCATCCTCAGGGCGGCAACATCATCGCAGGAGCGCACAATGCCCAGCTTGCCCAAAGGTTCTCAAAGAAAGTCCGGGGGCTCGCCCAAGACCACGGACAGACGCTTGGATATGGGCTATCTGGAACTGCTGTCGAATTATGGGCGACTACAGGAGATAGAGAGTATCTTGCGGCCGGTGTGGGAGTCGGTATTGCAGGGTTCCGCGCCAAACTCGGGCTCGTTGACGATCCAATCCGGTCTAGGCAGGACGCTGACAGTAAGTTGGTCCGTGACCGCATCTGGGGCTGGTACGAGGACGACTTCGAAAACCGGCTAATCCCGAATGCTCGCCAGATCTTGATTAACACGCGATGGCATGAGGATGATCTATCCGGCCGCTTGCTTGAGCGCGACGGCATCTATTCGGAGGACAATCGAGATGGATGGGACGTTCTTTCCATACCCGCACTCGCTGGCGGCAGAGATCCGTTGGGCCGCTTACCGGGCCAGTATCTCTGGGACGACGATCCATCGTATCGCTATGGTGCCCGCCTTCGTGAACGGCACGCTGTGCTGGATACGCGTTCATGGTCGGCCCTCTACCAGCAAGAGCCGACCCCAGACACCGGAGACTTCTTCCGAGCCGAATGGCTGATCCCGGTCACTAGCAGCCCCGCCAACGCCCGTGAGGCTGCGGGCGCGTTCCGGTTCTACGGCGGGTCAGACTACGCCGTGACGAGCGAGGGCGGCGATTACACAGTGCACGCGGTTGTCGGGCTCGACGCCGACGACAACCCGTGGCTGGTCGATCTTTGGCGCCAACAAGCGTCGTCGGACGTATGGGTGGACGCATGGTGCGATCTGGTGAAGAAATGGCGACCGCTGGGGTGGGCAGAGGAGTTGGGCCAGATCAAGAGCGGTGTGGGTCCGTTCCTGACGCGTGCGGCGAAAGAGAGGAAGGCGTACTGCGTGAGGGAGCAGTTCCCGACGCGGGGCGACAAGGCCACCCGTGCACAGAGTTTCCGGGCCATGATTGCGTCTCGCGGTTTGCGGATACCGAGGGACGTCCGGTGGCGTGGAGATTTCGAAGCAGAGCTATTGAGGTTTCCCGTGGGCGTGCACGACGACATTTGTGACGCATGCGGCCTCATCGGACAGCTTTTGGATAAGGCCCTCGCCGCAGCCCCGCCACGCAAGCCTGACAAGGGCGACGAAACGGGCTATGCGGTCGCGGGTGAACGTGCTTATGGTGATGGGATGATGGGGGATTGACGATGGCCGTGATTGAGATGACGAAGCGTATGCGTGACGCCTTGGCAGAGTGCGTCGAATATGCTGATCGAAATGACCGTTATTGGTACCGCAAGGCCAGCATGGAAAGGCTTGTTTTACTCGGATACGCCACGTGGCAGCGGGACTATTATGTGCCTACGCAGGCTGGACGCGATTATCTGACCGGCCGCATCCGGTGATCCGCGCCCTCGCACTGGCAACCCTCCTAATCCTGCCGGCCTTGCCCGCCGCCGCAGCGATGGAGCCCGAAGAAATCATGGCGCGGCTGGCGACGGGTCAGCCGGCGCCGGGATATGAGCGATGGGAGAGGCGGCGTGAAGTTAAGCGAAAGATTGCGCCGAACCGCAGACAGGCAGGCGTGCCTCGGTCGCGCTGACGTTTCGCGCTGGTATTTGGATCAGCGCCACAGGGTTTTGTGCTCTGGCCATGACCCTGAGCACCCGCCGCTGCGTGGCGTGATCGAACGATATCAGGAAAAACGCGGTTTCGTGACGCCACCTATCCCCGAACCGCTGCCTGCGGTACACAGTCCCTATGACTAACGCCCGGCGAGGGGCAGAGGGAGAAACGAAATGGAAAACGTTTGGGTTCTGGTCTCTAGCTGCGGATATGAGGGCTATGGCGCGCCGGGAGATGTGGGGTGGAATGAGCGCGAGAGGTATTGCTTTTCGAGCAAGGCCGACGCTCTGGCGTACCTCGCAGCGATGACCGACATTTACGACCGAAACGACGTAGAGGTCTTCGAATTGACCCCGTACCCGGCTCATAGCCTTTCTGCCGGCCCTGCGGTAAACATCGCGGAATGACCACACTCTCGCGCGGCTGGACGGCATGACAAGTGGACCCACTCGGATTGCGCCCGAGGATATGCACACTCGCATGCCGCCTAACGAGCGGTACATGTCGGAAACGTCCGGCTCCATCGCGCGACAGACGCGCGGTGCGGGCGGGCGGACTGAGGACGGGCTGAACCGGCACGGCCTGGAACATCTGCGCCGCCAGTACTCGGATTATCTCGGGTCCAAATCGGCAGAGATCGAGGAGGCGCAGGAAAGCCGCCGCTACCGTCACGGGTCGCAGTGGACCGAGCGCGAGATCCGCAAGCTCCGGTCGCGCGGTCAGCCGGTCGTCACGTTCAACCGGGTCAGCCGGAAGATCAACGCGGTCGTCGGCTTGCTGGAACGCCTGCGCCAGGACCCCAAGGGTTTCGCGCGCACGCCGAAGCACGAGGACGGCGCCGAACTCGCCACGGCGGTGTTGAACTACGCGCTGGACCAGAACGATTGGAAGTCGATCTCTCCCGACTGCGCCGAAGATGGCGCCACGTCGGCGATTGGCGGACTGGAGATCATCGTTGAGGCCGGCGACCAGGGCGACCCGGACATCACGATCAGCCGGGTGGATCCGAGGGAGTTTTTCTATGACCCACGATCCATGCGGGCTGATTTTTCAGATGCCACGTACATGGGTATACACAAATGGATGGATTACGGTCTCGTTGCTGAGCTATGGCCCGACAGCGCAGCAGCTGTTAGGGATGGCGTCGCAACCAACGGTGGCCTCGACGACGGCCCAACGCAGGCGGACCGCCAAATGCGATGGGTCAACGTCCGCGAGCGCACCGTCCGCGTCGTAGAGCACTGGTACCGCGAGGCTGGCGGCTGGTCGTACTGCTTTTTCACGGGCGATATCGAGCTTGAGCGCGGCCGCTCGCCGTTCCTCGACAACAAGGGCAAATCTGCGTGTCGCCTGATCATGTACTCGAACATGATCGACCAGGACGACGATCGGTATGGGTTTGTGCGCGATCTCAAGAGCCCGCAGGACGAGATCAACCACCGCCGGTCGAAGGCGCTTCACGCGCTGAACAGCCGGAAGATCCGCGCGTCCCGTGGCGCCGTGGATGACGTGGAAATCGCCCGCCGTGAGGAGGCCCGCCCCGATGGCTTTATCGAGATCAACGATGCGAACGCGAAATACGAGGTGGAACAGGGTCAAGTCGATTTCCAGGGCAATATGGCGTTTCTTACTGACGCGAAACAGGAAATCGACAACTTCGGCCCTAACCCCTCGCTCGTCGGTGAGGGCGGAAAAAACCAGTCCGGCCGTGCTATCCAGCTTCTCCAGCAGGCCGGCATCGCAGAACTTGGCCCGTTTCTGCTACGTTATCGTGGCTGGAAAATCCGTGTGTATCGCGCGATTTGGAACGCGGTCCAGCAGTTCTGGACTTCGGAACGCTGGATCAGGGTCACGGACAGCGACGGGTTGAGCCAGTTCGTCCAAGTGAACGGCGTCGAGGCCGGTCCGATGGGCCAGCAGCAGCTTGTGAATGCTCTCGGCGCGCTCGACGTGGATATCTTGATTGACGAGGGTCCGGACAACGTGAACGCGATGGCCGATGCGTTCGATACGCTGTTGGCGCTGGCGCAAAACGGGCAGCAGATCCCGCCCGACGTAATCATCTCGCTTTCGTCCCTGCCGGCTTCTGTGAAAAAGGAGATTATGGGCAAGCTCGCCAAGGCGCAGGAGCAAAACCCGCTCGTCGCCAAGGCCGCGGAACTCGAACTGGCGCAGGCGACGGCCGACGTGACCAAGACGCAGGCCGAGACGGTCCGTATCCAGGCCCAGGCGGCGCAGGCCGGCGCCACGGTCGGCAAGGTTCAAGCCGAGACGTCGAAGATCGGCGCCACGGAGGGCAAGGAGACGGCGCAGGCGGTCAAGACGATGGTGGACGCTCACATGTCCGCCGTGCCGCAGATCGCGCCCGAAGGGCCTGTAGAGCAGGCCATGCAAGGGCCGGTGCCGAGCGATCCGTCTGGTATGGAGGGCGGTCTATGGGGCGCGCCTGCGCCTGAGGATGACAACCCGTGGGGATGACGATGCGAGAGAGCGACCGACAGTGGGAGTTAGCACGCGACGCCGAGGGCTGGACGCTTCCGGAGCCGTCTTGGCCCGTGGCGCGGCTGTGGGGCATCCGGCATGTTCGGTGGATTATCGACACGATCATCGTGCATCGCGAGGCGACCGCGTTCGGCAAGATGGGCATCGGTAGCGGCTATCCGAACCCTTACGACGAGTGGGTGCTGTGGGCGATCCGGCGCGGGTGGGTATGACCCTAATCGACACCGCCCGCGCCCAGCTAACCCGCGAGCCCGACCCGCGCCGCCGTCTGCATCTCACAGGCCGCACCTTGGCGTTCGAAGCCGCCTGCGCTATGGATGACAGCGAACCGGACAAGCAGGCGCGTATCGCTGTGGCTTGGGCTCGGCTGAAGGCGCTTGTCGAGGCGAACGCAGATGGCGGTTGATGCGATCGGAAATGGGTATGATCGCGTTGTCGTGATCGACCCCGCTACGGGACAGCCTGTCGCGGCTGGCGGTGGCGGTGGTGGCGGGTCGGGGTCTACGGGTTCGGTCACGGCGGCCGGCACGAACGGAACTGCCGCACAGGCCGTCCAGGGCATCAATGGTGGCGTGCCGGTTGCGGTCTCGGGGCCACTTACGGATGCACAGTTGGCGCTGCGACAGGGCACGCTCGGGCAGAAGACGTCCGCCGGATCCGCGCCCGTCGTTCTGGCCTCGGACCAGTCCGCCATTCCCACGACGGTCACGCAGCGGGCTACGATCGCTGAAGGTGGCGGCACGACGAGCGCCACGGCGGGCACGGCCACACAGGTCGCCGCGGCCGACGCGAACCGAAAGAAGTTCGAGTTTCAGAACCTCGGCACGGCAACGATCGTCCTGCGAGTGAACGTGGGCGCGGACACGACGACAGCGGTCACGACGACACCGACGACGAAGCGCATGATCGCGGTGCCGGCCGGCCAACTGTACGTCACGGAAGCCGACACGCTGTGCACGGGCCTGATTTCGGTCGCGTCCGGCACGGCGTCTGTCCCGTATTCGTATCTGGCGAGCTAGCGCCATGGGGTTCCGGTTCAACGTCCGCCGGTCGCTTGGTGCCGGGCTGATCCCTGGCGGCGGGGGCGCGATCCTGAAGCCGCAGGACGTGTTCGCGACGAGTTTGTGGACGGGTAACGCCACCGATCGGACTATCCCGACCGGCTTCAAGCCTGATCTCATGTGGCACAAGCAGAGGAACAACGCGGGGTCGAATACCCTGGCTGACACCCAGCGGGGTACGAACGTCCTATTCACCGACACGACCGGGGCCGAGTCGAATTTCGGGGCGAACGCCATGTCCTCTCAGGACACGGGCGTTGGCGTCATCAGTTCCGCCGCCATCAACAATAGTGGTAACAGCAACGTCCTTTGGGCCTGGAAACGCGCCGCCAAGTTCTTCGACATCGTTACATGGACGGGTGACAGCACGAGCGCCAGAAAAATTCCACACGGTCTTGGTGTTCCTCCAGGACTGATTGTAATCAAAAGCAGAACTCAAGCTGTAGAATGGCCGGCTTATCACATAGGAACCGGCAACACTATGCGTTTTGCATTAAACACAACAGCCGCCGCCGTTGCATCTGGTGTTTTTAACTCTGCTGCGCCAACAGCTACCGATTTTACTATTAACAATCCCGGTAGTTTAACTAACGAAGCTGGTAACACCTACGTTGCGTACCTTTTCGCCCACGATCCGAGCGCAGACGGGATTGTGCAGTGTGGGAGCTTTACTCTTGATGCCAATGGGCAGGCGACTGTTACCGCCGGATGGCCGACGCAATACGTCCTGATGAAACGCACCAACAGTGCGGACGCATGGTACATTATAGACACCGCGCGAGGTTGGGGCGCAGGCGCCGATAAAGGGCTAGTTGCCAACAGCGCAAATGCTGAGTTCAGCGCGGACTTGGGGTCATCTACGTCCACGGGATTTACAGTCGCCAACGTCGGTAATGGGGGCGACGCCTACATCTACCTCGCCATCCGAGCCCCCTACTAGGACCCCCAGCCATGACGCACGCAACCCGCGCCGGCTCAATCTGAGGACACACGATGCCCCTATCCGGCGGACCACTCTCTTTCGAGGACGACGTTCGCCAGATCGTGGCGACCATGCCCGGCATCCCAACCATCCTGCCGGCCAGCTACACCGTTGACACCCTCCCCGATCCGGCGGCCAACATGGGCAAATACGCCCGCGTCACCGACCTATTCGGGGCGACGACAGATCTCGTGCTTGCGGCTCAGACGGGCGCTCTGTCGTATTGGAAGCCAGTGCGGCCGGTGTTCGCCGCCAAGCAGACGGTCTCGGCGAATATGACGCTTCAGGCCCTCAAGAGCCCGTCCGTGCTGCTGCTGGACGGCAACGTGGCTCTGGGCACGACGCGCACCATTACGCTGTCCGACACGTTGGCATTCCCCGGCGCCTCATTCCGGATCAAGCAGCGCAACACGCTGGGGACGATCCTCGGCGCCTTGAACGTGCTAAATGTAAACCTTGGAACGCCGGTTTCGATCATAACGGGCGGGTCTCAGGAATTCATCTGGGATGCTACCGATAAGTGGGTTCAGGTCACATGAGCGACACCTACAGCCGCGCCCTATTCTACGACTACCAAACCCGGTGCGAGCCCGTGGATGACGCCAGCGGGCCGTTCTGGCGATCCTGCGGGTGCTGTACGCCGGGCGCGTGCTCGTGTAACCGTAAGCTCGTGCTCGCAACCGAAATTGGCCTTGCCATTGAGGATTGCGACGGCCTGCAAATCGAGGTGACGCTTTGACTAGCCGTAGAATTGATCAGATCCCGGCCTCGAAGGGCGTCACGACGGCCGACCAGATCGCAGTTTGGCAGGATGGTCGGACGCGGGTCGGTACGATCGGCGACTTGATCGAAGGGCCGATTTACGACGTGGTTGAGGGCATTACGGGCGTGCGTCCGGATGATCCGCTCGGCCTCACCGCCCTGAAGCGCGCGAACAACCTTTCCGATCTGCCGAGCCCAGCTATCGCTCGTGGAAACTTGGGCCTCGGGTTCGCGGCTCAGCTTGGCGCTGGGGTTTCCGGCGGCGTCGCACTTTTTGATGATCCGCGTTTCAACAATCTTGCGCCGAAGATTTACGCCGCCTCTATTCTCGATAGCTCCGTGTCGGGACGCGCCATTCTAACTGGCCTGCCTGACGCTGCTCGTGTTGCCCTCGGTCTCGGAACCGCTGCGACCAAAGATGTCGGCGTGTCGGGCGGCGTGGCGGCCTACGATGACCCTCGGTTCTCGAATTCCGGCGGCGGTGGCGGTGCGCCCTCGACGGTCACGGCGTCCCAGATCTCGGACAGCACCGCCACCGGCCGTTCCGTCATCACGGGAACTGACGCTCAGGGCCGAACGGCTCTCGGCGTGGCTCCGCTGTTCGATGCGATCAAGATTTCCGCGAACCCCAACCCGATTTGGGCGAACCACACGGCGATTTTTGATCGCGAGTTCGTGGGCGTGGGTCTGGCAACGTCTCCGACGAATGGGGCGCCGGGATCCGGGTATGCGGATCGCATGGCATGGCCTGGCGGGGGCGATTATGGCTCTACGTCGGCCGTTACGGGCTATGTTCTCGTGCCGCCATCCGCTGAAGCGTCTTTCGCTAACGGCAACCCGACGAATTTCTTCCACGCCGGCCTCATGGGTCTAACGCTTAACGACACTAACAACCAAGCAACGGTTGGCGTGTTTGGCATGTCTCGCGCCGGCAAGACAAATGCTCGGCCATTCGGAGCAAACTTTGTTGTCTCTAATTTTAGGG